ACAAGCCCCCGATTAGCGTGCGCTTGAGCTGTGTTTTTTCGGCCCCTGGTGGGCCTCCCACGAGGCCCCAGGAGGGTCGTCATGTCATCGAGCACTGAACCCCCTGAGGGGCTCGGACCGAAGGCCCTGGTGGTCTGGTCGGAGATCGCGGGGAGCTATGAACTTCGGATCGACGAGCTGCGTGTCCTGGAGGATGCCTGCCGGGAGATCGACCTGATCGAGCGGCTCGAAGCCGAGCTGGTACACGCCGAACTCATGGTCACCGGCAGCATGGGGCAGCCTGTTGCCTCGCCGCTCGTACAGGAACTGCGCCAGCACCGCGGCGTTCTGGCCCGGCTGCTCGGCTGGCTGAAGCTCCCGGACGAGGAGACGCCGGCCAAGGGGAGCCCCGCCTCGGCGTCCGCCCGGCAGGCCGCGATGACTCGATGGGGCCGTGGCGCGTAGGCGGTCGGTCGAGCGTCAGGACGACGGGCACGACGATGTCATCGCCTGGTACCGGGAGCGGTTGACGACTATTGCGCCGCGCCCGGAGTTGGAGTGGGAGCCGAAGCTGATCGGCCCGACGTGGCAGCGGAACCCGGATGGTTCTTGGCTGTTGCCGGAGGCCACGCTGGGCTGGGAGGCCCTCGGCTGGTGCGGCGTGTGGCTGCAGCACTCCCGTGGCGTCCCGTGGCGCTTCACCGACGAGCAAGCACGCTTCTTCCTGTGGTGGTTCGCCCTCGACGAGTCGGGGGCATTCGCCTACCGCGATGGGGTCCTCCAAAGACTCAAGGGGTGGGGAAAGGACCCGGCCGGCGCCTGTCTGTGTGCGGTGGAGGCGTTGGGCCCGTCCCGGTTCGCCGACTGGGCTTCCGACGGGACGCCGGTTGCAACCGACAGCCCGGAGGCCTGGGTTCAGACTGCGGCCGTCAGCCTCGAGCAGACCAAGAACACGATGCGGCTCTTCCCCTCGCTGTTCACGGCGGAGGCGAAGGAGCATTACCGGATCCAGGTCGGCAAGGAGACCGTCAATGCGCTCGGCGACTCGCGTCTGATCCAGGCGGTCACGTCGTCGCCGTCCACTCTGGAGGGCGCGCGGGCAACGTTCGTGCTGCTGAACGAGACGCATCACTGGGACGCGTCGAACTCGGGTCACGACATGGCTGACGTGATCGAGCGCAACGCGACGAAGTCCGCTGACGGCGCAGCGCGCACGCTGCGGATCACCAACGCCTACGAGCCCGGGCAGGACTCCGTGGCGGAACGCGACCGCGAGGCATGGGAGGCAGTGGATTCCGGGCGGGTCATGGACTCGGGGTTGCTGTACGACTCGATCGAGGCTCCGCCGAAGGCGCCTCTGACAGTCGATGCAGCCCCCGCGGTGATCCGTTCGATCCGCGGTGATGCGTCGTGGCTGAACGTGGACCGCATCGTGAAGTCGATCGCTGACGTTAGGAATCCTCCCAGCCGGTCCAGAAGATTCTGGTACAACATGATCGTCGCGGCTGAGGATGCCTGGATGGCGCCCTACGAGTGGGATGCCTGCAAGGCCGACGCTCTCGAGGTGCTCGACGGCGAAGAGGTCGTCATGTTCTTTGACGGCTCGAAGTCCGATGACGCCACGGCCCTTGCGGGCTGCCGCATGTCGGACGGCCACGTGTTCACCCTCGGCGTGTGGCAACGGCCGGCGAACTGGAACCTCGACGTTCCCTGGTCGGTGCCGCGTGACGAGGTCGACGGTGTTGTTGAGCGGGCCTTCAATGCCTACAAGGTGTTGGCGTTCTTCTGCGACCCGGGTTCAGGGCAGGACGAGGACGGCGAACGCTACTGGTACTCGTACCTCGACAAGTGGGGGCAGGATCACGGCGCGAAGCTGATCCTGCACGCGGTGACGGCCGGTCCGAAGCAGCATGCGGTCCGCTGGGACATGGGCGCCCCGCGCCATCAGGAGGAGTTCACGGACGCTGTGAAGCGGACGGGCGAGGACATCCTCGAGCGGCGCCTCACGCACGACGGACACAAGCTGATGCGCACGCACGTGGCGAACGCGCGGCGTCGCACGAACGCGTGGGGCATCACGATCGGCAAGGAACACCGCGAGTCCGCCCGGAAGGTTGACCTCGCCGTCTGCATGATCGGTGCGCGCATGCTGCGCCGGAAGCTCCTCAACAGCAAGCAGTACGGGAAGCGGCCGAAGTCGCGTGGCAAGGGACGGGTGGTGGTGCTGCGGTGACCGTGTCCGTTCCCGATCTTCCGCTGTTGACGTTGTCGGATGATGAGTTGGCGCTCATCAATGTGTTGCGTGCGGACATGTTGCGGGACCGTTGGGAGCTTCAGCTTCGGGACGCCTACTTCAACGGCGAACAGCTGGTACGCGACCTCGGGATTTCGATCCCGCCGCAGTTGAAGAGCCTGCATACGGTGATCGGCTGGCCGCGGGTGGGCGTCGAGTCTCTGGAGGAGCGTCTCGACTTGGAGGCGTTCCGGTGGGCCGACGGGTCCGACTCGTCGGAGTTGCGGGAGATCGCGGACGCCAACGAACTGTTCGATGAGTCGAGCCTCGCGCACCTGGATTCGCTGGTGTACGGCCGCGAGTACCTGGCGGTGGGATCGGGGGATTGCGGTGGCGAGGATTGTCCGCCGCTGATCTCGGTGGAGTCGCCGCTCGACATGACGCTGATGTGGGACGCCCGCCTGCGGATGGGTACGGCCGCGCTCCGTGAGTGCCAGGCCGATTCGTTCGTCGAGTCAGGCCCGGACGAGCGCATGCTGGTTCTCTATCTGCCGGATCAGACTGTGATGTGCCTGCCGTCGGACTCAGGCGGCTGGGAGGTCGTCGACCGGGACATGCACAACCTCGGCATCGTGCCAGTGGTGCGGATGGCGAACCGGCAGCGGACCGCGGACCGGGTCGGCAAGAGCGAGATCACGCCCGAGGTCATGTCCATCACGGACGCCGCCTGCCGGCGCCTGATGGGTATGGAGGTCGCGGCCGAGTTCTTCGGGGCGCCGCAGCGCTACATCCTTGGGGCTTCGGAGTCGGCGTTCCAGGACGCGGACGGGACGGCGAAGTCGGCGTGGGAGACGTACATCGGTCGCGTGCTCGCGTTGGAGCGGGATGAGGACGGCAACGTGCCGACGGTCGGCCAGTTTGCCGCCCATGACCCGACCGCGATGACTCGGATCATCGACCTGTACGCCCGGATCATGTCGAGCCAGTTTGGTCTGCCGCCACACATGCTCGGCTATACGACCGACAACCCCGCCTCTGCGGACGCGATCCGGTCGACCGAGGCGAAGTTGGTGAAGCGGTCCGAGCGGCGTATCCGCCGGTACGGGGCGGCGTGGCAGCAGGCGATGCGTCTTGCCCTGTGGGTGCGCGATGGTGAGCCGCCGGACAAGGCGCGGCGGATCGAGACGGTGTGGCGTAACCCTGCGACCCCGACTGTCGCAGCGCAGGCGGACGCCACTGTGAAGCTGGTTCAGGCGGGCATCCTGCCGGCCGACTCCGATGTCACGTTGGAGATGGCTGGGCTCACTGAGGGGCAGCGTCAGCGTGTGACTGCCGATCGTCGGCGTTCCGGTGCCGCTGCGTCGGGCGGGCGGCTCATGGATCGTCTGGCTGCTCTCAACGGCCAGTCGGAGGCTGTGCTGCCGGGCGTCGCGGAGGTGACTGGTGGCGACGACGGTCTCTGACGGCGGGCAGGACGCGGAACGATATCGGGCGGCTCAGCTCGGTCTCACCCGGCTTCTCGTGCGGGACGTGCGGGGGCTGCGCCGTCTGATCATTCCGTCGCGGCTGCGCCAGTCGATTCCGGACTGGATCACGGCCATGCAGGCGGTGATCGACCAGTACGCGACGACGTCGGCGGCTCTCGGAGCCGAGTTCTACGACGGGCAGCGTGAACTGGCGGGCGTGACTGACTCGTTTACGGTGCCGGTCGCCGATCCGCCGCCGGCCGAGCGCACGGAGTCGAGTCTGCGGTGGGCCACGAAGGACGTGTGGGACCGTCCGCCGGAGCAGGCGACTGACGCGCAGTTGCAGCCGCTGGAAACGCGGCTGGAGCAGGCCGAGAAGAAGGCCGAGCAGGTCGCCCAGAAGCTCGTGGCAGACGCGGGCCGTGACACGGTCCGTGAATCCGTGAGGCGGGACCGTCAGGCGACCGCGTGGGCCAGGTCGGCTGCGCTGGGGGCCTGCGCCTTCTGCAAACTGCTTGCTTCGCGGGGTTCGGTGTTCAAGCAGGACACCGTGAAGTTCCGTGCTCACGATGGCTGCCACTGCGGCGTCATTCCCGTCTTTCGCGGTCAGCGGTTCGAGCTGTCGCCGCATGCGGCGGAGTGGGCGCGGATCTATCAGGAGTACGCCGCCCCGCATCCTGGCGGGCAGCTGAAACGCTTCCGGGCCGCGTTGGCGGAGCACGACTCCAATCCGCTGCCCGGATCTTTCTGATCAACGTGGTCGCCCTGGTGGCGGCCTTTCTCATTTCGACAGCCCCTGGAGGGCCGATTCGTCATGCCC